ATTGATACTTCATAAAGTTCGGCCATCTTTTTGAGTATATCCGTATCCGGATCCCGATAATTTCGTTCATAACCGGATAAAGTTCCATTGGATATACCTAAAAGTTTAGCTGCCTCTATTTGTGAATATCTTTTTCGTAGCCGAGCCTCTTTTAACCTTTTCCCAATTACGGCCATTATAAACACCTCAAGAAAAATATACCATTTTTAAGCGAACTATAAAATTTTTTATGCGAATAGCTTAAAATGTTGTTGACTTTAGCGATACGCTTAATTATAATGTAGTTAGAATTAAGCGTTTCGCTTAAACAGGAGGGGTGAAAGACTTGAAAATATACGAAAAAATCGAATACATCCGAAGACAAAAAGGCGTTACGAAAAAACACATTGCACAGAAATGCGGAAAAACATCCGCTTGGTATACTGGCATTTGTACTGGTAGAAGAGGGATTAGCGTTGAAGCCCTTCAACAAATTGCCGATGCTTTGGATGTTGATGTTCGAATTTTTTTTACAGATGAATTAAGCGAAACGCTTAAAAATGACAAGGAGGTGATCTGATTGAGAATTTTGGATCGCGAGATGAACCGCATCCTATTAGAACAGTGGGTGCGACGGGAACTTGAAAAACAAGGAAAGAAGGTGAAAGCTCATGCAAACAATGACCACAAAAGAAGCTGCTGAATACTTGGGAGTCTGCGTCAACACTCTTCGGAAATACGTTCATGAAGAAGGGTTGCCGGTGCTTCGGTTTCCTGGACGGCGCAAATGGATTTTTCGCAAGGATCTGATCGACGAATGGGTAGAGCGTCGGTCACAGCCTGAAGTTTACATCAACAACCAAAAACAGCCAGATTACGGAAAGCTTCGTGTTTTGATGCCTTAGTCTATTTCTATTTTAATTCCTCCCAACAAACAAGAGTATTCCAATTCGGAATAGGGAGGTGAGAACAGTTTGCGTTTTGGGGGGATATTGAAAGCGGCAAGACAAAGGGCCGGATTATCACAAGAAGAACTTGCCCACAGATTGAACATCAATCAGTCTGATGTGAGCAAATTTGAGAATGATAGGAAGGTCCCTGATGTGTTGACATTCATCCAGTGGATTCAACAAACGAGCGCACAGGAAGTGATGGTTGCTTTTCTATATGGGATGGATGGTATGTCTATGATTCAAAATCTTTTACCAATGATAGGAGGGTTTATCAGTTGGATTTAATCAAGGAACATTTTCTTCCCCAAGACGAACGAGAAGCAACGGCTGAAATGGTTTGTGCTTCTTACTGTTTGGAGCAAGCAAGAATCGCCATTTTCCGAGAAGATTACAAAAGGGCTCTCGCATATTTCGAAAACGCAACAAGATCCATTAGAGAATTGGCAAGACTGAACGAGAAGAAAAAAACCCACGTAAAACTGGAGAAAATGATCTCTGAACTGTCGAAATCCAAGGGCTTTGAAGTATACCGAAAGGAGCTGGGATTATGAGTGAAGTGAATTTCGCTGAATTGGAAGAAAAATACGGGAAAGAGTTAGCGGAGCGAATTCGGAGGGAAATCGAGATTTGTGAGCAATTTGGACACGAATACGAGATTTGGATGAAACGTGGTTTGGGGGCTATCGACAAAATTTTCTTTTCCACATCCGGAGACACGGTGATTTTCGAAGTCAATGCGGAAAAACAAATAATCATCGACAAGCACAGGTTCACCAGGGCCGATTGCGAAAAGTCCCTCGAGGCCATGGATCGGCTGTGGGAGCGTGAAATAAATTGTTCTTCTACATCTACACGTTCCTGATGGTTGTCTTAACATCATACGTCAGCATAAAAGATCTTCTTGAAACAGAAAAAAGGCACAAAAAAAGCGATAGCTGAGCTACCGCAGATTCCCTAATTCCATTCTATACGACGGGTTCGAGCCCGTCAATATGGCCGGGAAATCCCTCCTTCCTTCCCATCTCCCATCCCGGCTGTGTTGATCGGCTTGAGCCGGCCCAACCGACAGGTCCGGAGTTAATAGCATTAGGTCCAGAGCTTATCCGCTTTTATCCGGAGTCACCTGTTTACTTGAAAGGAGGTGAAACCATGGCCATTGATCTGGAACATCCTGTTGTAACCGCTATTCGCCGGTATGGGTATCCGGAACCAAAGAAAGAGCCCGTGGGAATGGACGACTTAGGAAATACGATTTATCCCGGAGACGAGTTACTGGTGATCGACGACTGCGTTTTCGTTAAGGACGAGCTCTTCTATGAAACGGTTCAGGTTTTAGAAATTCTTGGCGCTGAAGAGAAAATCGCAAAATAAAAGCCCCTGTTCCAGCAGGGGTCAGGCTAAAACCCTTTTAAAAAATATCTTCGCTGTAATTATAACACAGCCAATAAGGAGGATGAAACATGGAATTGGTTCAAGCTTATAATCAACACGTTCAGCCGCAACAAACAAGTGTTTTGGCTCAAGCAGCAAGCAGTCGCGAAATGGAGGAAGTCAAAGCTCAGATTTTCATGGCCCGGCAGTTTCCTCGAAACGTTTTCGAGGCTGAACGCAGAATTCTGGATGCTTGCAAGCGCCAGTCATTGGCTGAGGTAGCCATATATAGCTATCCTCGGGGTGGGACACGGGTCGAGGGTCCGTCCATCCGATTGGCGGAAGTGATCGCACAAAACTGGGGAAACATCGCTTTTGGAGTGAAAGAACTCGAACAAAGGCCAGGCGAATCGGTCGCAATGGCTTACGCTTGGGACCTTGAAACGAATGTCCGGCAAGAAAAGATTTTCGTCGTCAAGCATTCGTACAAGTCAAAGGGCCAAATCAAACACCTGGAAGATCCCCGGGACATCTACGAAAAGGTCGCGAACGATGGAGCTAGACGTTTGAGAGCTTGCATACTTGGAATTATTCCTGGGGATATTGTGGAGGCCGCTGTTGAGGAATGCAAGAAAACCTTGACCGGGAACAACAAAGTACCGCTTAAAGATCGGATCGCCAACGCCTTGAAAGCCTTCAAAGAAAAATTCCGGGTGACGCAAGAGATGATCGAATCCCGGTTCGGATACAAGGCAGACGCCTTCACGGAGTATGACTACCTAGAATTGATCAAAATCTTTAATTCCCTTAAGGATGGTATGAGCAGCGTGGATGATTGGTTCGAGCGACCAGCAAAAGAGGAGCCTAGTCAATTGGCCAAATCCTTCGAAGAGAATCAAAAACAAAAAGGGAAAGCTGCCAAAAAAGGTAAGGCTGAGACGGAAGGAGATGTGAAACCGAATGACGACGAAATCGAAGCCAAAGAAAATGGATTTGAACAAGGAGAATTACCATTCGATTGAGGCGGACAAGCAATATATGTCCGTCTCCCAATTCCACAGTTTTCGTCAATGCGAAGCCAAAACTATGGCGATCCTGAACGGTGAATACAAGGAGCCGGAGACCAACGCATTGTTGGTCGGTTCATACATCCATGCTGCTTTTGAAGGTGAAGAGGCCTTCGCAAAATTCATTGAAGAACACAACGGGGCCATTTTCAAAACCCGGGGGAACGGAAAATATGCCGACTTCGAAATGGCCGACAAGATGATCGAGACATTGAAAAATGATCCGTTTGCCATGTTTGCGTTGACCGGCGAAAAAGAACAAATCTATACCGCGAATCTTTGGGATGTTGATTGGAAAATCAAAGTGGACAACATCAACCATCAGCACAAGTTTTTCAGCGATCTTAAAACAACCCCGGACCTCCACAAAAGGTATTGGAGCGACAAATACGAAACCTGGGTTTCCTTCGTCGAGGCATGGGATTATGTGTTGCAAATGGCGGTATATCGACTGGTGCTGCAGGAAAACCTCGGTGAAACCTATACGCCATATATTGTGGCTGTCACAAAAGAAAATCCGCCTAATAAGGCCGTCCTTCACTTTGATGAAAGCCGGTTCGACTTCGAATATGACTACATTGAGACTTTCATCGAAAGAATCATCAAAGTCAAGACCGGTGAAATCGAACCGAACCGATGCGAAAAATGCGAGTATTGCCGGATGACTAAAAAGTTGAACAACACAATAGAAATCAGGGAATTGATCTATGCTTGATAAAGTCCCGTACAAAGTCCTTTTGCCCGACTGGATATTCCAGCGGGCCAAGGACAATGAAGAATTGAAACGATTAATCCTAGAATACATGAAACGACGATACCCTGACTATCAAGTAAAGAAGGTTAGAGATCGTTTTGCTATATGCGAGCACAAAGAACCACGTGGCTGATTTAACGGAGGAGAAAGGAGGAAAGGTCTTGTGAACTACATCAAACTCATTAACGCTTTCTATGATCGGCTCGAGACGAATTCACTCAGCACATCCGCCATTGCTCTATGGCA